CTACTTGTTGCCTGTCCATTCCATAATTAATTTCCAAATGATTGTAGAATGCCTCAACACAGCATGGTTGGATATCTACAATACGCAATTTCATTGCGTATGCTTCATCCTTTCCCAATTTATCGACCAAATTATAGTCTTCTTTCTCATAAATATGTTTTATAAGGTTATCATGTTCATCTAATTGTTTAAATTCACGAACACCACCTGTAACAGTATAATTAGTATATATTTCCGTACGTAGTTTATCGTTAAGTGCACGGAAAATTGGTAATCCGTCACACCACTTAAGATTAGCTAAATATAATTGTTGCATATAGGCTAATCTATCCTTGGGTTTTAAATTCATAACCGTATGACTCCAAGGGGTCAATTCAATAAATCTCTTCAATTTACGAACTATTTTGTGTTTTTTACAACCTTTACAGTAATATACCTCGGTAGAACAATAATCTATATCGGTTAAATCACCTATAATTAATGTCTTTAATTCCATTCCTAATCCATGAGTCATACTCGCTGGATCATTGTGTTCTCCAAGCAGGAAATTATCTGCAAAAGCCGCAACTATGACCTCTTTTGGTGTTGATAATGGTATTGCTAAAGTTCCATCATCTCCTGTGGCATTATTGGCAGAGTCACTAACATCCATCAAATAAGCAGTATATTTCTGTAGAGCATCGTTGGCAATAGTATTACCTTCAGTTGTGTCAGATCGTCCACTAAAGACTCGGTATGGAATGGTTACTGTTCCATATCGCATAAGTTTGCCTCCTATGTTCATAACTAATTTAACAAGTGTTTTAGCTGCTTTAGCATGCAAAAGAAATATTTCTTTAGGAACATGCCAAATTTTATCTTGAATTATGTCATAAACTTTGTGGTGTAATAATGTCATGATATCTTTTTGACATGATTTGTCAAACCCACGGAAATCTGTACAACAGACTTTCAATCGCCGAGCTAACCAATCGTCATATACAAGTCCAATCTCTGTCCAATTTTTACCACAACCATAACCAGGCATTTTCTTGAAATATTGTTCTAAAGCATAGATGACAGGTCCCATTACAAATATATTGGCAGCATTGAATTTAGAAATAGTTCTGCATTTAGGGCAGGACTTACCGGACATTTGTTGTTTTTCACTTTTGCAAAAAAATTCACAGTAATACTCCCTAAGATCATCTTGTGTATAATCCCCATCAACAAATTTTTTTACACCTATTTGTTGTTTATGTGTTAAATGGTTATACCAACAAGTAACTGAATAATCGAAGTTTCCTAAGATTTGTTCTAAAATTGGGTAGTAATTAGCCATCAACCATATAAGTAAGTCATCGAATTTCTTAACATCCCCTTTAATGTTATCCGATGCTTGTCGTTTTGTTGAATTATGTAATGTAGTTTTAGTTGTATTATAGTAAACAATTTTAGGCGCTGTTTTCATAGCAGGTAAAATCTGTAATAGCACAGGTTTGGTATCCACTCTTGCTCTTTCACAGAAATCAACATATTCTTTATAAGTAGGATCACTTGGGAATTCTGATTTCCACAACACCCCTTTCTGTAGTGGCCCAGTGATCATCTCGAAATGTGTTTCGGCTTCAACATTAGTACTATATATTATTTTTTTATAAAATTTATCCATATTACCGCCTAAATAATATGGGTAATGAGGGGTGTATAAGGGGCTTTCGTAGCGTCAATGAGTAATGCTCAAAAGAGCATTAATAACGCCTAAAATAGAACAGGAATAAGCATTTTGGTCTACAAACATGCCATCTTCAACATTGGTTATCATCTTCTTATGGCCAAAGATTTTTTTAACCATATGTATAAATGCCGCGTACCAACCTTTATTCGCCAAGACCTGTAGGGTTGTTTGGTCAATGGTCATTGATTCTCCATTCATAGCAGTTTTGTAAGCTTGATGTGCTACACTTTTCTCGAATACATTAAATGTATTTGCATCTTTAGTTGAATTGGTAATTAAGTACCTAATCAACGCACACCTTCTAGCTTCTGATATAGTTAATGTTGATTGGCTATCAAACAAAGCTCCTAGTTTCAACCAGACCTCAAAAGTAATAGTTTTCTTACCGTTAATCTTAGCTTTGCAATCCTTAATAAATTTACTAGGTAATATCACTGATTCATGAGTTAAATCAACTTTGTATGTAGGACTCAAGGGGTCAGTTGAGTTTTGAACATACCGTGTTATACTAACTCCGCCTCCGGGTATCATTA